CCTTGATGGGTTACAGGTCGAACCAATTCAACCCGGCAACATTCCAGAAACCCGTGACTTTGTAAATAAGTATCAAGACATTAAGGGTTTTGATATTTACGGCAATACAGATTTCATATACCAGTTCATCGGCGACAATTATAAAGGAGAAGTGGATTATGATTTCTCTAAAATTAAAGTTGCTTGTATCGATATCGAATGTGAATCGGAGCATGGTTTTCCTAAACCAGAAGACGCAAACGAAAGAATCAATGCAATTACTGTTGATTTCGATGGTTGGAAATATGTGTTCGGATTGGGCGAATTCAATCTTGCAGTTTCACCGTATGATGGAAAAATAAAACAGTTCAAGTTTGAAACAGAGGAAGACCTCCTTGAATCTTTTATCTCCACATGGGAATTAGAATCACCTGATATTATAACTGGGTGGAATGTTCGTTTCTTTGACATTCCCTATCTTGTAAATAGAATCACAAATATTCTTGGAGAATCTGATGCAAAGCGTTTGTCTCCTTGGAAATTTATCAAAGAACGAAATGTAAGAAAGATGAATCGTGAGAATCAAACTTACGAAATTGTCGGGGTTGCTACTCTAGATTACTATGAACTTTATCAGACATTCACTTATGTTAATCAAGAATCATATCGTCTTGACCATATTGCATTTGTAGAGTTGGGCGAAAAGAAATTGTCATATGATGAATACGATAGTATGTCAACATTTTATAAAAATGATTTCGAGAAATTCATAGAATATAATGTTAAAGATGTTGAACTTGTTATTAAATTAGAAGACAAGATGAAGTTAATTGAACTTGCGGTATCTCTTGCATATTCCGCCAAAGTAAACTTCATGGATGTATTTGGACAGGTGCGAACATGGGATTGTATCATTTACCACTATCTAATGGAACATGATATTGTGATTCCCCCCAAAAACACAAGCAGAAAGGATGAGCAATATGCAGGTGCATATGTGAAAGACCCGATTGTTGGTATGCATGACTGGGTTGTTTCATTTGACTTAAACAGTCTATATCCCCACTTGATTATGCAGTACAACATCAGTCCAGAGACAAAGATAGAACAACAAAAAGATTATGGGATTACTCCAAATAGTGTTCTTGGTGAGCAGTCTGACCATTTTAAGAAAGCACTCAAAACACATACCGGCAAAAATTATTCTGTAGCGGCAAACGGAACTTGCTACACAAAAGAACGCAAGGGATTCCTTCCTGCTCTAATGGAAAAACTATACAAAGAGCGCAAGATGTATAAGGGAAAAATGATTGAAGCACAGAAACGTCAACAAGATATTCCAAAGATGAATATGCCGACATTAGGCAAACATGCCCTAAACGAAAAGTGTAAAAAGGATATTGCGAAGTATAACAACTTCCAGTTGGTTCGTAAAATTCAATTGAACTCTGCTTATGGTGCGATTGGTAATGAATGGTTTCGTTACTTTGATGTTGACATGGCGGAAGCAATTACTCTTTCAGGACAATTGAGTATTCGTTGGATTGCAGATAAATTGAATGAATTTTTAAACAAGACAGTCGGAACAGAGGATTATGATTATGTTGTTGCCTCTGATACAGATTCTGTTTATCTTCGTCTTGGTAAACTTGTGGAAAAGGTAATAAATCCTTTCTCTTGTAAAAAGGAAATTGTAGATTTCCTAGACAAATCATCTGAACAAATAATCATTCCATTTATCAAGAAACAATATGATGAACTTGCCAAGTCAATGAATGCATATGACAATAAAATGATAATGGACCGTGAATGTATTGCAGATAAGGCAGTATGGACTGCAAAGAAAAGATACATGATGCGTGTACATGATTCTGAGGGTATTCGTTACGAAGAACCCAAAACAAAAATCATGGGAATTGAAACTACCCGTAGTTCCACACCACAGGTTGTTCGTGATTCTTTAAAGGAAGCAATTAATCTAATTCTCACAACCGACGAAGAAACAGTAATCCAATTTATTGACGATTTCCGAAATAAGTTTCGGGAGTTTAGCCCAGAAGATATTGCGTTTCCGCGTGGGGTGAATGGAATGAAAAAGTATTCAGACGCGGCGAGCATTTACCAAAAGTCTACACCAATTGCGGTGAAAGGTAGTTTGCTCTATAACCATTATCTCAAAAAGCACAAATTACACAACAGGTATCGAAAGATAATTGATGGAGACAAGATTAAATTTTTACATCTGGTAAAACCAAATCCGTTGGGTGGTGTTGCAGGACAAGACCAAGTAATTGCATTCCCCAACAGTTTGCCAAAGGAATTTAATCTCAAGGAATTTATAGACTACGATACACAATTTGAAAAGGCATTTCTTGACCCAATCAAAAACATCTTAGAAAAGGTAGGATGGAATCACGAACATGTTGTGACACTGGAGGGATTGTTTGGGTGAACGGCCATATAGAATATAAAACGATAGTGTTTATTAAAGATGTTTTGGAAAATCAATTGAAAACATATAGAGATAAACTAGTAAGGCAACAAAAAGACAAGAAATGTCCTGTAGAAAATTACGAAAATACACTGGACTTTTGCACTAAATTAGAGTATGCTATACAAGAAATAGGAAGGTTTAAAACATGAGTAGTAATGATTTTCTAAAAACAATTATTAAAAGTTCCGGTAATGAATATGCAGGTGTAGCCGAAGATGGAATTGAGGGAAGTGATGTTAGTGGTTTCATTGACACAGGTTCTTATGCGTTTAATGCCTTGTTGTCGGGTTCACTTTATGGTGGTATCCCAAACAACAAGATTATGGCATTAGCAGGCGAGTCTGCAACAGGTAAGACATATTTTGCGTTAGGAATGGCGAAGAAGTTTCTTGATGACAATCCAGATGGTGTTATTCTATACTTTGATACAGAGCAAGCAATAACATCAGATATGATTGCAGAACGAGGAATGGACCCTGCAAGGGTTGCCGTATTTCCTGTTGCTACTGTCGAGACTTTCAGATACCAAGCAATTAGTATAGTTGACAAATATATTGAAACGAAAGATACTAAACCAGTATTTGTTATTCTTGATTCGCTTGGTATGCTTTCTACAGAGAAGGAAATGAACGATACCGCAGAAGGTAAGTCTACCCGTGATATGACACGGGCCCAAGTTATCAAGGCAACATTCCGTGTGCTTACATTGAAACTTGGTAAAGCAGGCATTCCACTTATTATGACAAACCACACCTACACAGTAGTTGGTGCGTATGTTCCGATGAAGGAGATGGGTGGTGGTTCTGGTTTGAAGTACGCCGCATCTACAATTGTTTATCTTTCCAAGAAGAAAGAGAAAGATGGAACAGATATTATCGGCAACATTATCAAATGTAAGTTGTTTAAGGGTAGATTCACCAAAGAAAACAAAGAGGTGGAAGTGCAGTTGAATTACGACACGGGACTAAATCCATATTATGGGTTGGTGCCTATTGCAGTAAAATACGACATATTCAAAAAAGTCTCTACTCGCATTGAACTCCCAACCGGAAAAACTGCTTTCGAGAAATCCATAAATAATGAGCCGGAGAAATACTTCACAGAAGATGTGATGGAAAAATTAGAAAAGGCAGTTGCAAAAGAATTCAAATACGGAAACCCAGAAAAGGAGACACAAGATGACAAAGAAGAAGTTTAAATTTAACCCCAAACCACCAGAACCCGCACCACCTCCCGTCACATTACCACCCCGACATCACAAATCGAATTTCTTCGAAAGTAAAGGCGTTGGAGATACCGTGTCTAAAATAATTGATAAACTGTCTATGGGAAAGGTGAAGGAATGTGAACCTTGTAGAAAAAGAAAAGAAAAACTCAACAAGATGTTCCCATATAAAAACAATGACAATTGAAATTAAATCAAAATATAGAAATATTGAAGGACAAGATGATGGTGCTATCAGAATTTTGGATGGAGAGTTCAAAGGCGTTGCTGTATCTATAGGAAGAATATCTATTGACGCCTCTGGGGACGAAGAAACAGCAACATTGAACTATGAGTATGATGTCATGGAAATCCCAAAAGAAGTGGATGTGGACTTAAACAAAAACAAAGACTTCTGCCAATTGATAGGCGATATAATCGTTGATATTCTAGAAACAAAATTAAAGGACAACCCTGATTCGTTAAGGTTCAATGAAAACAGTGAAGATTGAAAAAGTAATATTAAATTCTATATCATGTAATGACGATGTTTCCAGAAAAATAATACCGTTTCTTAAAAGTGAGTATTTTCACGAAACGGAATACAAGGTAATATTTGAGAGCATCAACGAATACATACAAAAATACAATTCCCTCCCCTCAAAAGAAGCGATTTCTATTTCTGTAGATAAACTTCCCCAGTCAGACGAAGAAAGTAAAAATTGTCAAAAACTAATTGATGAAATTTTTTCAATTTCACCCGACAGCAATGATGAGTGGATAGTAAACGAATCAGAAAATTTTTGTAAAGAAAAGGCAGTATATAATGCCATTCTAGAATCAATTCATATCATCGACGGTAAGAGTCAAACGAAATCTGAAAATTCAATACCGTCAATTTTATCGGATGCACTCGCAGTTGGGTTTGATACACACATCGGCCATGATTACATCGAAGATGCAGATGAACGATATGATTTTTATCATAGGAAAGAAGATAAGGTTGCCTTTGATTTAGAAATGTTTAATACTATCACG